GAAATAAAGGAACTTGCCTTCAACCGATGACCAACCGCGAAAACATCAAGCGCCTAGTGGAGAACATCACCGGCTGTCTCGCCACCGTCCAGCACATCGCCGGACGCTACGAACAGCACGACGCCGACATCATCACCCTCTCCGACCTGAACCGGTCTGCGATCACGGAGTTGCAGGTCTTCTCCGAGTCCATCGAACTGGCCGACGAGGCCGCCGCCGTGAAGCCACTGCATGACCGGGTGCACGTCCTGGTCGTCCAGCTGCGCGTCCTGCGGAACACCCTCGAGCAGATGGAGAATGCCGCCGAGAAGGCCATCGAGGACGTCCGCCGCATCTCCGCATCCGTCGAAGAAACCAGCCCCGAAGATGACAGCCTGTGAACTGTGCAAGGGGGCTTGCTGTGAAAGCATCCTCATCCCCATCGACGCGAGCCCGACCACGACCGAGTTTTATTCCGCACGTGGGTCGGTCTTCCAGATCGTCGGACGCACCTTCGCCGAACTGCCTAGCCGATGCCCGCACCTCTCGCAAAGCGGCAAGTGCAAGACCTACGCCAACCGCCCTGTCGCCTGCTCCCGCTTCGCCGTGGGCTCGACCATGTGCGTGACGGCCATCCAGCGCCGACGCCCCGATCAGGCCGACGCCATCATGGCCCTGCTCTAATTTCCCACCAACCAATACAGAACACCAAACACCGAACACCAATGCCCGACCTCATCACCGAACGCGTCATCTATGACGGCATCCAAGCGCTAAATCAATCCGGCGCCAAGGAGCTGCTCAAGTCCCCCGCCCATTACCAGGCGTATCTCGCCCGCACCCGCGAGGAGTCCAAGGCTCTCCGGGTCGGCACCGCCGTCCACAAACTTGCCCTCGAAGGGCTGGACGCTTACAACGCCACCCACGCCATCGCCCCCGAAGTGGACAAGCGCACGAAGGAAGGCAAGCAGGCTTGGGCCGAGTTCGTCACCGCCAACGAAGGCAAGGCCATCCTGACCGCCGATGAAGGCGCCTTGGTCGACGCTGTCTCCAACGCCGCGATCGGCTGCATGAAGGAGCACGGCATCGTCCTCTCGAAGACCGAGGTCATGTTCACGGCCTTCCTCGGTGACACCCTGGTCAAGTGCGCCATCGACGGCATCTCGGACGATGGCTACATCTACGACCTCAAGACCTGCGAAGACGCCAGCCCCCAAGGCTTCCTCTCCGCCGTCCGCAAGTATCGCTATAACCTCCAAGCCTACTTCTACCGGCACGCCGTGGAGGCCGCCTATAAGTGCCGCGTCCTCGGCTTCCGCTTCATCGCCGTCGAGAAGGAGCCGCCTTATGCGACCGCCGTCTACGAACTAGGCCCGGAACTGATGACCAACGCCGCCTTCGACTTCGAGCGGGCCATCAAGGCTTACAAGGACTGCACCGCCTCGGGCGAGTGGCCCGGCTACCAGAAGGAGATCACCACCATCGACCTCGCCGCCAAACCCAGCGCCGCGACCAACATCTCCTTCGCCTAACAAACCTTTTCCTTTGGCTGTAGGTCTTGGAGCAGCTCCGCGATAAAAGAAGCCCCTTGTCCTGACCTTTAATGGTCACCAGTCCTTAACCTGAGCGGATTAAGCGAACCCTGTAAGAGCAGGGACGAATCAACAGGAGGAAAAACCTTTACCCACCAAAACAATGGAACCCAACAACGACCGCCCGCCCCTCAAGTCCATCGAAGTGAACGGCACCTACAAACTGAAGCTCATCAAGCCGAAGTTCGAAAAGGTGAAGCACAACGAGGACGGCACCTCCTCAGCCCGCCTGTTCTTCCTCGACGACCAAGGCAACTGCCTGAGCAAGTCCTACGGCTCCAAGTATGCCAAGCCCCTCGCCATGCTCATCGGCAAGTTCTCCGGCAAGTTCACCGAAGAGCTGCGCCTGGACGCGACCCCTGCCGAGTTCATGACCTACTGCGAACCGGCCTTCGGCAAGACCTGCCTGATCGGCGTCGAGGCCATCCCGAACGGCGAGTGGAACGGCAAGCCTCAGTTCAAGTACAAGCTGACGTTCCCCAAGGGCGGCCAGAAGCCCATCGTCCCCGACGCCCTGCCCCCTGAAGGCGTCCCCTTCTAAACAGCCATGACCGAGGCACCCACGCCGATGGCCGCACCGACCCTCGTGCTGATCTCCGGGTTCGCTAGGGCCGGGAAGGACACTCTCGCCTCCGGGCTTCTTGAGTGGTCCACCCGCCCCGCCGAGCACATCAACTTCGCCGACGCCCTCAAGGAGGCCGCGAACCATTACATGGATTACCTCGGGCTGGAGGGCGACTTCTTCCGCGAGGACTTCAAAGTGGATAACCGCGACTTCCTCGTCAACGCGGGCAAGTTCGCACGGCGCATGGATCGGGACGTCTTCGCCCGCCACTTCGCCAACTGGTGCCCGGTCATGAAGCACGCCGACCAGCCCTCCCCCGAGACTGTCGTCTGCTCCGACTGGCGCTACATCAACGAGCTGCGGGTGTGCCAGGACATCCTCTGGGAGAAAGGCTGGAAGGTCCGCACGGTCTACGTCGCCACCGCCGGCGTCGGCCCGGCCAACGACGAGGAGCTCGACAGCATCGCCGAAATCAGGGCCAGCCACCTGTTCGACCAGGAGTACATCTTCAAGCCGAACGCCCGCAACCAGATCATGTCCGAAGGACGCAACCTCGCCAAGTCATGGAGACTCTGACCCGCGAAACCATCCAGTGGGGCCTGCGTATCGGCATCGCCCCCGACCGCATGGCCTTCCTCGCTTCCTGCCCGAAGTTCACGGTCTGCCACGGCAACCGCAAGTCCGAGCGCAACGTGAAGGACAACCCGAACCACCACCTTCAGCGTCTCGGCTCCTGCTGGTGGTTCCGCCTGCGTCGTCGCGGCAAGGACATCGTCGAGAACATCGGCGGCGACCTGACCATCGCCCGCAAGCGCCGTGACGAGATGCTCGCGGCCTTCGATGCCGGCAAGCCCATCCCTTACGTCTCCACCAAATGAGCGACTGGAAACCTATCGAGACAGCCCCGACGGATGGTACCGATGTCCTGCTATTCGAGGACGGGAAACAGTATGTCGCTCACTGGTCAGAAACGGGTGGTGGACAGTTTTTCAATGATGCTGAATATCAGCATAATCCGACCCACTGGATGCCCCTTCCTAACCCACCCACCAAATGAGCACCCCGACCCGCTTCGTTGCCTTCGGCGATAACCACGGCGACATGGCCGACGAGAACGCCGTCGAGGCCCTCGTCGAGTTCATCAAGGACTACAAGCCGACCGTCCGCGTCCACCTCGGCGACTGCTTCGACTTCCGATCCTTGCGCCGTGGCGTGGGCAACGATGCCGAAGGCGCTGAGTCCCTGTCGGCTGACATCGCCGGCGGGGAGGAGTTCCTTGAGCGAACGAAGCCCACCGTCTACCTGATGGGCAACCACGAACACCGGGCGACCGCCCTCCAGCATACCTCCGGCTCCGCCCTGGTACGCGACTACTGCGCCGACCTCGAGGCCCGCATCAAGACCGCCGCGAAGAGCTGCGGGGCCAAGACCATCCTGCCCTACCACGCCGAGAAGGGTGTCTACCGCCTAGGCCCTGTGGCCTTCATTCACGGCTATGCCCACGGCCTCAACGCCACGGCAGAGCAGGGCAAGCACTACGCCGACCGAGGCGGCGCTCTGATCCACGGACACACGCACACCCTGTCCCAAGTCAATCTGACCAAGCACCAAGGCGGGGCGGCTTTCTCTGCCGGCTGTCTCTGCCAGAAGGACGCTATGGCCTACGCGTCGCATCGCCTAGCCACCTCCCGCTGGGGCTCAGGCTTCGCCGCAGGCTGGGTCGACGGCAATGACTGGAAGGTCTGGCTCGTCCACCGCGTCGGCTCCCGCTGGGTCTGGACCTCTGACCTCAAGGTATTCACCCCGAAGAGCAAATGAAGCGCTTCGACCCTGCCCGACTCATCGAGGCTTTGCGGGAAGAGAAGGTCTACGCCGTGCCCGAAGGCTGGCTGCGCACCCGCGACATCGTCCCGCTGCTCGGCTTGAAGACAATGTCCGGGGCTCGCCTTCCCCTTGAGCGCATGATCCGTGCTGGCTTCGTCGAGTACCGCAAACTCTCGAGCGTGCGTTTCATCTTCCGCCTGTCGCCGAAGTTCCGCTCCTGGGCGGATGCCCACGCCAAGGCCGTCGAGCTGGAGAAGCCTGTCGCCCCCGAAGGCTGGGTCACGCTTGCCGCCTACGCCCGGCACAACCGACGCACCGTCCGAGGCATCCAGTATCGCATCGACGACGCAGGCATCCCCTTCCGCCTGTTCCGCATCCCGAGACTCAGCCGCCATTACCGCAAGGCCGACCTCGACCGCCTCCTACGCAAAGCATCTTGACCAAGGGCACCCACGCCCCCAAACCCCAACCCTCTCTTCCATGACTCCTCCGAACAACGTGCCGGCGGAACGCCACCTCCTCGGCGTCCTCCTCCGTGACG